CCATTACTTCTGCTTCTGCCATTTTACTTGCCTTTCGTTAGGGCTAACTGTATGCCATGTTAGATGGGGAGTTAGGTAGCCAACATATTGTGAACTTATTTTTTCTTTGAAGCTAGTCCACCCTTCTTCATTCTTTTTGGTTTAACTTTGGGTTTAGCTAAACCACCTTTCTTCAGTCTTTGGGGCTTCATAGGTTTAGTGGCTACACCACCTACATAAAATGGTCCTGTGCTACCATAATCATAAGTAGGTGGGGCTGAATAACCTCCTCCATATGACGGTCCAGATCCTCCCATTGCTCCCGGAGATTGTCCTGTTGGAGCAGGTGGATTGTAATCTGTTGTGTAGTCAGATTGAGGATTTGGTTGATAATAACCAGAACCAATTACATTAGAGAGATCTGGGCTACCACCATCATCATCATCACTACCTGTTGTAGGTCCACTTTGAAATCCAGAGTAGTCTATATCAGATGGAGGTGTTTGATCAACAACAACTGGTTTTGGTTTAGTCTCAGGCACTACCTCAGGCACTACCTCAGGCACTAGTTTTTCTATTGCTTTTTCTGCCCTACTCTTGCCAAAATCTGTACCAAAAGAAGTTTCTAACCTTTTTTTAGTTCTGTCTCTTCTTTCTTTTTGTAAATTTTCTACAACATCTGAAGCTAATTCACTTGCGTTTTCATCAGATGAACCTGCATTTTTAAGTGCATCAAATGTTGCTTCATATCCTATTTGATCTTCACGAGTTACAAAAGGTCGATCTGACCTGTCTTTAGGATCTCTCTCAACGGTTTCTCTCTCAACGGTTGCTGTTTCAACAGGTGATCCAAGATTACCAAAGCCGTAATCAAATACAAAATCATCTTCAGGAGCTACTGGTGGACCTTGTTCTGCACCCAAGGGTTGTATGTCTCCAAAAAGATTTGGTGGCTTCCTGTCTGCAGGATCAGATAGCTCAACTCCACTAGTTCCTGTAGGAAATGTAGCAGTTGCCATACCACTTTCTTTTAAATAGTTAGCTTCTATATCATCTTGGAAACTACTTATATTTTTATTATTAGTCTTACCACTAGCATTGTTTACTTTATCACCAAGCTGACTTACTGCTCCTTTAAAGTCACCTTTATTTTCATCTAAATATTTTTCAAAGTCACTTAGCTCTTTGTTGCCACCTAGTAATGTGGTAAATGGTTTTATAATTCCTTGATATCCACCTGCCCCATTTTTACGTATACCTTCAGCTGCAGTCGCTAGTCTAGTTCTATGCTCATCTGTAAATCCAGTAGTTGTCCTAATTTTATTTTCTAATGCGGCAAGTCCATTTTTTCCATACTTATTGTTAACAGATTGAGCTACAGCAATTATAGATCCTCCTACAGGACCAAAGAACACACTAGCTAAAGGTGCAGCAAATCTATTAAGTTTACTATTAAATGTTTCATAATATCCCACCAAGTCCTCAGGACTCATATTATCTATGTTTGTATATTGTGTTCCATCTTTTCCAACGTGTATAATGAGATTGCCTTCTTCATCTCTAAATCCTGCATCAGCCCCTGTACTCTGTCCCTCTAACTGTAGTCTATCACGTTCCATTGCAGTCATAACTAATCCAGTTTCAGGATTAATCTTACTGCTATCATCACTACCTGAATCTCCCATAGTTGTACCAGTGCCACTAGACGTGGGTGGTGTAGGTGCAGAGTTATCTAACTCATAGCCCTCTGGTATTTCCATCTGAGGTTCATCATCAATAAATGGTATATACTTTACATTACCATCAGCATCTACATACCTTTTCATAACAACTCTACCATAACCAGTTCTTAGTAAAGCATCTTCTATTTCTTTTTTATCTTCATCTGTCATAGTGGGTGTGCCACCACCTGTAGGTCTTTGAAAACGAGGGTCATCAAAGAGTGAACCACCTGTTTGTAATCCTATTACACCACCTTCAGTTTTTTCTTCTTTATCTTTCTTCTTCATCTCACCTGAGACAACAATTAGATCTGCCATGCCAAATGGTACGTCATCTGGTATGGTAGCTTCTTCAGAGTTGCCCATCTGCCCCATCTTTTCCATTGTCTTCAAACCCTGTTTAGCATTTTGTCGCATCTTCATTAGTGTTTCAAGACCAATATATCTTACAACGTCAGCAGGAAAAACAAACTCACCTTCACTAATCATCACAGGTATATCATCAGCCACTTCTTTTTTTAAAGCTCCAGATGGAACTTCATTACCTGATTCAGGCTCTACTGCTCCACCCTCATCACGTAATCCACCTTCATTAAATAGTTCCATCTGCTCCATCATTGGTTAGCCCTTTCCATTTGCGTTGACTGCATCCCTTAGTTGCTTTAGTCTTTTTAGCATAGCGATAGCACCTTGAGATCTATGGAGTATAACTAAATCACTTGTTTGCTCCATAATAGCATAGTTCTGCGCTACCATAAAATTTAAATAATTATTGAAGCTGTCCCATTGGTCCTTGTTGTTGACCAGTGGCTTGAGTTGGCTGAGTAGCTTGTCCTGTGGGTTGTTGTTGTTCATTTCCTGAAAATCCTTGTTCCTGTGGTAAAGGCACTTGTCCTGTACCTATTGTTGCACCACCTGCTCCTGTTGGATCTTGTGCGTCTGCTCCTGCAGGAGGTGTGGGTGCTTCAGGGGGTTGCTGAAATTTTTTCATGATTTCTGCTTGCAATGCAGCTTCGTCCATGTTGTTCGTCACTTTGTCTGGGTCTAGGTCTAGTGACTTGGCTATCTCTCGTATTACATACTGAAACTTTGCAAACGGTGCAAGTGATTGGTTGCTTGCTACCTGCAAGAACTGCATAAGTCTCTGACTACGTACCTCATTAGCCATCAAGCTCTCTGTGCCACGAGCTTTTACTTCTAGATCACCTTTTGTATTCTTATCATAGTTAAACTGCATATTAAATCTAAACAGTCCCTCTCCTAGAGGTCTGAGTAAATAATCATCTACATTCTTTATAACATTTTTAATGCCACCACTTGCTGCATTCATTAACATGGATATACCTGATGCAGTTCTACCTACACCTGATACACCAGTTTGTCCGTGAGCAAAAGATGGAAAGCCTGTGCTTTCATCTGCAAGTACTCGTGCTTTATCAAATAGTTGCATATTCTCATTAGCTACATTTGGAAACTTTGTACCAAAGATGGCTTGTCCCGGTGCGCCACCTTGTCTTCTAAATATTTTTCCGGGATACACACTCAGGTCTTGTCCGGGAACTAGATTAGTTTCATCTATCTCTATCAACAAATTACCTGACATTACAGCATTGTCCACAGCCATACGCATAAAACCATTCATCAGCGTCTGTGTATCATCCATATTCTCTGCAATACCAACACCAAAGAAGCTATATGGGTTAAGCTCATAGGGTGCTGCCATATACGGTATCTTTGCAGGTTTGAATGGATTAAGCACCATTCTTATAACTTTATCATTACAAATCCATGCATTTATTTGCACTTCATCAAAGTCATCTAACTCATCAGGTATCTCTATCTGTTGATCTCTTAACATGCTTACATCAGCCGTACCCCAATACTCTAATACTTCAAATCGTGCTATTGCATGTTCTGGTGAATAATCGGATAGGTCATCTTCCCAATATTCTTTATTGTAGTTTTCTCCCATAGCTATAGCATCTTCTATAACTTGAGATCTAAAATGTGGTCTTTTCTTTAATGCACGTAGTTGTGTGCGTGATAACTTGTGTCTCTCTATTACATACTGTGCTTCATCCATATTATTTGCATCAGGATCAGGAAAGAAGTTCCATACAGATACATGTGAAACTTGTGGCACTGTTTTAAATACAGGAGAATACTCTCCATTATCATCCCAGTTTGGATATTCTTTATCTACAGCAAACGGACCTTTCATTACACCTGTACCAAATAAAGCCATCTCAAAGGCTGTGCTTCTTAAATGTTTGTTAGCACTAGACTCTTCTAGCTGATCATGTATTTTTTTCTGCATATTTTTTGCAGCAATCATTGCAGGACTAAATGTTATTGCTGTTGGTGTTTTACCTACACCTTCTCTTAAATTTTCTACATCATCAAACTTACCTTGTAGTGGTCCTAACATATCCATTAAGGATTTTTGTGTAGCTCCTGCAGGTAAATCTTTACCATCTCCTGAAAAACCATAAGGACTTTCTATTTCATCTAATCTGTCACTTATCTCCTTTGGTTCTTTTGGGTCAAAGCTTACGTCAGAAACTACACCCTCTGGTAAAGTTGTAGGCTCTACAGTTAGAGGAAATTTATTATTAGCAAACAATACATCTATTATCTGACCATAAGCTGCAAGTGTTTTTGTTTTTGTTACTTTAATAAATACTCGTGACTTCTCTGCTTCTGTAAACTGCACATCAGAACCATATAGACCTCTGTAGTTTCTATAAGCTCTTAACCATCTTTGTTCATCCTGCTCTCTGTAGTCATCAGCTTTTTTGTATCTTTCCATAATAAATGGTATGATATTATAACTTTTTGTTTCATCAAATCCACCCTCTTCTTCTATATCATCAATAGCTATTGAGGTATCATCCATCATTATATCTTCTTCTTCTGCCATATTAATATCCAAATGTTGCGTCTGCTACAGGCATGTTATTTGTTTTTCTGTTTGCAGGATCATAGTCAAATACACTAAATCTTGGTCTTGACATTATACCATATCTTAAAGCGTCATACAAGTGATCTTCTGAATTTGTGTCTATATCTTCTGGATTTCTTTTGTCCAATGGTATAGCAGGTAGTTGTGAAATAATATTTGTACATGTATTAAAAAAAATTAAACGTGGTTCTTCTGTATGTTCATCAATCTGTAATCTTCTGTGTACTTCATTTTTACCTGATACTCTACTACCTCTACTTCTATCAGAAGGTCTGAACCTACACCCTTTCATAATCATTTGTTCTGCTAGGCTAGGTCCTGTATCTCCTCTTTTGTGCCAGAGTGAACTGTCTAAAACTCCGTACTTTATATTGCCGTCTTCTGCTTCTTCATCTAGTATCATATCAGCTAAGTCTGTCGCTAACACTTTTGATACATATAATTCTCTATATACTACGAGTTGTTCAGATGGGCTAACAGCAAACCAGACAACGGCAGAATAACTTCCATACCCATAGTCACATGCCCTAAACTTAACCCAATTGTTAGGTAT